CGGCGCAGTATCGCCAGCCTCGACCTGTTGTCAGTGGTCGCATAACCCGCATTGTTAAAGAACGAGGGAAACCGCGACAAACCGCACCAAACACAAAGTTCCCGGTCGGGAACTTCAGGACGTCGGCACAATTTCCCATTCACGAACCCTATTATAACACAACCCATATGCTTTGTCAAGTATCTTGTGGAAGTTCCCGGTCAGGAACTTTGGGGGTGGCGGCACGGAGGGGATGGGGGTTTGGAAGAAAAAGTATTGCGAATGGTTAGCGGTTACTCACAAATGTTCCACAATGAAATCAATGGGTTAGGTGAGGGCCGGTTTTGGGGGTGTGAGGTAAGTGCTTGATTCGCAAGAGAATGTGGAGTCCATATTATGCGCGTGTTCCATGTGTTCCATCGAAAAAAGCAGGTTGGAACACGTTATGTAAAGTAAAAATGGCATGGGGAGAGGCAATGGGGGGTGGGGTAAGTCTTTGTTTTATTTATATTTATTTAGTTAGTAGTAGTAGTAGATAGAAAAAGTAATTCGAAAAATGGAGGTGCGTGTTCCATGTTCCATGGGGGGAGAGAGCCTGCCGGACAGGACTTTTTGTGAAGATATTCAACTGCGTTTTATAGGTTGACGACCTAATTTTTATTTTGGCAAACCACGAAAACCGATGGAACATTGGAACATTTGGAACATTTCCAATTAATCAAGGACTTACCGCATTGCAACATGGAACACAAACTGGAACACTGGAACATCAAGGACTTAGCTCATGTTCCATTTATAATCAAGGACTTACAGAACTTGAACCTCAACCTATTTCGGGCTGTTTTATAGGTTGAGCCGGCATCATGTTCCACGCAAAATCAAGCACTTACGAATACCCACACTCGCAGTGCGTGTAAGACAGCATACCTAAATGCAAATCGTTCTCATCTTCAAAGTTCCCGACCGGGAACTTCTGCCCCCTCTCGCCCCCTCGTGATAGTTTTTGACCCGAAGCCCCTGTGGGGGCTTCGCTGATTAGGTTTGCTGCTGCCTGCCCCGCCCCCAAAGTTCCTGACCGGGAACTTCTGCCCCCCGCTGCCGCCTCGCCGCCCGACCGCTGCCCAGCCTGCCTCGCTCGTCACGCCCGCCCGCACGCGCCCTCGCCCTCGCTTACCTCTCGGGAACTATCACGAAGGTCAAAAAAAGGGGAGGCGGCTCGCGCCGCCCCCCGGAGAATTACTCCTCGCTGATGTCGGCGAGGAACGCTGCCAGCTTCAGCATGTGGTCGTCCTTGTATTCAGCTCGCAGGTATTCAGCAAGCGCCAGGACTTTGTTTTTCACAACATCCGGTTTGATACCGGTATTCAGGTGCATCGTGAACCCGCTGATAGCGCCGGATTCGGTTTTGCTTTTCTTGCTGCGGTTCCCGGTATTCTTGGTTTCGGTCATCTCACGCAGTGCGGTCAAGGTATTGCTGGCGGTCTTGTCGCTGTAACCCGCTGCTACCAGTCCTGCGTAGATTGCGGCAGCAAACGTGTCCTTGCTGGCCCGGGCCTCGATCTTGAACCCAGATTCCGCAGCCTTCAAAACTGTGTACTTCAGATCAGCCTTCGCAGCCTGCCGCGCTTCGTTGGCGCATTCGTAGTCCTGCAGTGCCTCCGTGTAATTCTTGGTGCATGTGACGATCGCGCTGACGGCATGCGCTTGCTGGGTGAAGGCGAGGGTGATGGCTTTCTTGTTGCGCTTGGACATGATATTTCCTTTCGTTGACGGCGCAGCGGAATTGCTGTCCGTAGCTGTATTGTATCAAATACGCGTTAAGTTCCCGTTCGGGAACTCCCGAACCCCACCCGCCCCCGACCCCCCAAATACAATCAAACCTCCTCGCCGCTGCCCCTTGTACTGTGTTTTGCACGAACGATTCCCTATATTTCAAAATCAGGTATAATCCCCACTACTCATATATTATAGGAGGGGTTATGGACGCGCAAAGGTTCGGCAGGTTGGTTGTGGTGGGGCTGCATGGAAAGGACCGGAACTACAATAAAAGGTGGCTATGCAAGTGTGATTGCGGCAACCCCCACATCGTGCTTGGGCATAAACTGAAGGATGGGTCTGTCAAATCGTGTGGGTGCCTTGGTAAAGAGCTTCGCGAAGCGGCGCAAGATCAGGCAGGTTTAGACCGGCGTAAAGCCGCGCGTATCTCCTACAAGGCCATGCTTTCCCGTTGCCATAATCCAAACAACACCAAGTACTATGCCTACGGTCAGCGGGGTATATCCGTGTGTGATCGGTGGCGTTTCGGAGAAAACGGGCATACCGGGTTTGAGTGTTTTTTCTCGGATATGGGCCCCAAACCGGTCGATCATACAATTGATCGTATCGACAACAGCCTCGGGTACACCCCGGAGAACTGCCGGTGGGCAACGCATACAGCGCAGTCGCGTAATCGTGAAAATGTGGCCAAAGTCCATTGTGACGGTGCGTTTCTTCCTTGGTTGGATGTTGTTGACCGCTTGGGGTTAGACCAAATTCTGTCCCGGGTTTGCAGTAATACGGCGCTCCGTCATGCGGCATTAAAAAAGCTGCTGACATCAATTGGTTAGGGGGCGTGGGGGGTACCCCCTCTATATAGAAACACCCCCCTTATAACATCCATACCTCCTTGACATGCCCCCACCCACTACTATATAACCGCTCAAACTGGTGCCAAACCACCTGCATGCAAGAACTACACCCACAAATAGAGCACGGCATTTCGCCTGAACACGCGGCGAAAATTCAAAACCTCTCCCTGATTGAGAGGGCTAAGCTCGCAGTACACACATTCCACACCCTGAACGAAGCTGCAGACCCGTTTCCCAACAGCACGGTGGACGTTGACGAGCTATTCGACGGTGCGGATACCCTGTCGGAAATCGAGAAAAAAGCCATGCACCAGACGGTTCTCGATATTGCCGACCCCAAGGCGACCCCGGACACCCTCCACAAGTCGCTGACCCAAGCCTATAAGTACTCCCGCCCGGCGGTGAAGCGTTTAGACCAAGTCTTAGCGGAGCTGGACGAGGAAATCGTCGATGTTGCAGTGCGGCTGCGTGCGTATACCACCAACAAGCTGATTGAAGAGTCGGACAACCCAGACCCGAAGGTGCGGATCAAGGCGCTGGAGCTGCTGGGCAAGGTCAAGGACGTGGGTCTTTTCACGGAAAAGGTGGAGATCACGCACAAATCCAAGTCCGACGAAGAGTTGGAGGCCGAAATTCGCCGCCGACTGGAGGTCTATATGGGCAAAGCCGAGGTCGTAGACGCGGAAGAGGTAGTAGCGCTGCCTCAAGAAACCCCGGAAACGCCGGAAACGCCGTAAAACCGTGCCGATCCCCTCGCTAGAAGAGCTTCAACGCAACCCGAGCCTGCTCTCTACGCTGCCACGGCAGGAAAAAGAACAAATTCTGGTGCTTCTGGACGAATTAGCCGCCAGAAAGACCAAAAAACGCGCGAAACTGAGCCTTTTGGACTTTGTTTTGCACATCGACCCCAAGTACAAGGTCGGTAGACACCACAAACGCCTTGCTGCCCTGCTGGAAGCCATCGCCCGGGGGGAAAAAGACCGGATTTGCGTCAACATGGCACCCCGGATGGGCAAATCCCTGCTCGTCTCGTACTACTACCCGGCGTGGTTTATCGCGAATTACCCCGATGCCAAGATCATGATGGTCTCCCACACGGCGGACCTCGCGGTGGACTTTGGCCGGAAGGTGCGGAACTTGGTGGGATCGGAGGCATATCGCGATCTATTCCCTAATATTGAGCTCAGCCAAGACTCCAAGAGCGCGGGACGGTGGAATACGAATTACGGCGGCGAATACTTCGCCGTGGGTGTGGGCGGTGCCATTGCCGGACGGGGTGCAGACCTGCTGCTGATCGACGACCCCCACAATGAGCAGGACATCATCAACGGCAACCTCGACGTTTTCGACAAAGCCTACGAGTGGTACACCACCGGTGCCCGGACGCGACTGATGCCGGGGGGACGTGTAGCTGTTGTACAGACACGGTGGGCGACCAATGACCTGACAGGCCGTTTAGTCCACGATATGACCGTCAACGACGGCGCGGATCAGTTCGAGATCGTGGAGTTTCCGGCAATCCTAGAGAAAGAGGAGCAGGTCACTGCGGAGGAGCCGGAAGACCCGGACGACCCCACATCCCCCCTGCACACGGTCACAAAAACCGTAATCACCCAGCAGTCGTTGTGGCCAGAGCAGTGGCCTCTTGAGGCTCTGTTGCGAACCAAGGCGTCGATGCCGACGTATCAGTGGAACGCCCAGTACATGCAGAACCCCACCTCAGAAGAGGGGGCCATCGTCAAGCGGGAGTGGTGGAAGTGGTGGGAAGAAGAGGAGCCGCCCACCTGCGACTTTATTGTTCAGGCATGGGATACGGCGTTTGAGAAATCCACCCGGTCTGACTACTCTGCCTGCACGACGTGGGGGGTATGGTGGCCCGAGGGTGAAGACCCGAATCGGCCCGGGGCGGTGCAGATTATCCTGCTCGACGCGTTCAAGGACCGGATGGAGTTCCCGGAGCTGAAGGCCGTGGCGTTTGAGAAGTTCAAGGACTGGGAGGCTTACGGTATCCCGATGACGCTGATCGTGGAGAAAAAAGCCTCGGGCGCACCCCTGATCTATGAGCTGCGGCAGATGGGGTTGGTGGTCGGTGAGTATACCCCCAGCCGGGGGCAGGATAAAATCGCCCGGTTGAACAGCGTGTCAGACATGTTCCGCTCTGGTATCGTGTGGGTGCCGAGAACCCGCTGGGCCGAAGAGGTTATTGACGAAGTAGCGTCGTTCCCCGCAGGTCAGCATGACGATTATGTGGACTCGGTGACGTTGGCGTTGATGCGTGTGCGACAGGGTGGGTTTGTCCGACTTCAGAGCGATGAGCCCGACGAACAGAAGTTTTTCAGACGCCGCAGGTATGCGGGGTATTACTGAGAGTGCGTATGGCTGACCCCCAGATCAGTATCCACACGGTGCCCAAAAAGTTGCTTAATGACTGCTGGCCGTTAGTGCATGGGCATTTGACCAAAGCCGCCGAGTATACCTATGGCCGCTATACAGCGGAAGACATCTACCATATGATAGCCAACAACCCAGATGTTCATCTTTGGGCGGCTGCAGACCCAGACTACCGGTGTTATGGCGCGGTGGTCACCGGCTTTACGGCATACCCAAAGCATACGGTACTCAACTTGTTCTTTTGTGGCGGTGACCGGCTGGAGCTGTGGAAAGACCCAATGCTGGCAGAGTTGCGAGCATATGCCAAACAGGTTGGTTGCTCTTGTATCGAACTGGCAGGGCGTAGAGGTTGGGAGAAAATTTTTGAACCGGACGGCGTAAAGGTTCGCTGGACAGTTTGTGAACTACCACTTGAATAAGGAGTAACAGTATGGGACAGACAAACACTGGGTTTCCTCAAGCAACCCAACAGCAATCGCAGATCAACCCGCAACCCGCGCAGGGCAAAGGCGGTGGCCTAGGTGGTGCTCCCCAAATGATGCCGCAGCCGGACCCGGGCGGAGTGAACTCTTTTCCTGCAACTGGTGCTCCCCAAATGATGCCGCAGCCGGACCCGGGCGGAGTGAACTCTTATCCTCCGACCATGGGGCAACCTCCAGCGCAAATTCCATCTCTGATGGGTGGTCTTTTTTCAACCATGGGGCAACCTCTAGCGCAACCTACTCTGCAGTCTGCGCTCTATCCGCAACTGCAGTCGGACGTTTATCAACAAATGCAACAAGCAATGCAACAACAACAACTA